TCCACGTCCGTGTTCTCTGGCAGCTTGCCGCCCTCGATCAGGGCTTCGAGGATCACGCGCGCCGGGAGCTGTAGGGCCGTGGCAAGATTGGCCCACGCCGTCATCGTCGGGGCGTCCATCGTCAGGTCCGTAAACTCCGTGTTGAGTTCAATGGACCCGCCCGTATCCTTGCCGAGGTATTGGGCGGTGAAGTACAGCGCACGCTCGATCCCGTCCTCGACGCCGCGCGCCATGACGGAGAGCGCGGAATCCGACGCGCCCTTGTCAATCTCTTTCGCCTTCTCCGTCTCCGCGACGCGCTTGGAGGACGCAAGGGCCGCGAGACCGAGGGCGCCCATGCGGTTCTCGAGGTCGTCCAGCGAGGCCTTGCACGCGGCCAGCGCCTCACCGCCGTGCGACACGTACTCGCACTTCGCCGACGGGTCCAATGCGCCGATGGCCGAGTTGGGACCGATGACGATAGGCGCGCCCTGCTCATCCGACGTCGTGACGCCCGCCGTGAACAGGAGCGGGACGCACGTCTTGTAAATGGACGTGTCGTAGTCCGACCACTGGCGGTAGTGCGCGAGGTTGAGGTACGCAAGGTCGAGGAACGGCGGGTCGCTCTCGAAGAGCCCCTGCTTGCCCGTCGTCACGATCTCCGCCACGGGGATCTCCGTCTGCGTCGGATACCGCCCCTGATCCTCGCGGATGACCTGCTTATTGTCCGTGATCCGGTAGAGTTCCCAGCCGACCGTGCCGCCCTCGTTGTAGAGGACGCGGTAGCGGTCCTGCGTCTCCTCGCCGAACATCCCCTTCGGCACCACGACGCATTCCTTCAGCACGAGTTGCGTCAGCGTCAGGCGCCCCGCCACGAGATCCGTGCGCCACGAGAGGATGTTGTCCTTCTTGATCGGTACCCAGTAGGGGCGGATATTCCCCGTCCGCTCGTCCCGCAACGTCTGCCGGCCGTCCGTCTTCGGGTATTCCACGAGGATCGCCGCGTGCCCCGCCGTCATCGCGTCCACCATGATGTCGCGAGTGAAGACGTCGCCGTGCGTCCCCGCGTTGTCAATGTTCTCCCAGAGGCCCGCGCGCGTTTCGCTGCCCTCGTCCTTGTCCCCGCTCCCGCGGATCTCCGGCGGAACGTCCTCACTCAGTTGCGGCGGGGTACGGAAGACGAACCCCGCCAGTCCCGTAATCGTATGCTTGGTGACGTTGAAGAACGCGGCGCGCTTGAGGCGGACGTTGTAGTTGTCGAGGTCTTCCCCCGGTCCCCGCGGCAGGTAGATGGTCCCCGCGTCCTGCATCCGGGCATTGCCGGCCCAGACGTCCCGCATGATGCCGAGTGCGTGAAACTGTGCCGCGGCACGAGGGGAGGGCGTAGAGGGCAGGTTCTCGGACGAGGAGGCGCCCGTCTGCGGCATCGGACGCCCTCCGGCGCGCAGCGGACCGTCGCCCGGTGCGTTCCCTACGTTCGTTACGTCGGTATCAGGGATGCGGATGCGGGACGCCATAACGGAAGCCCTCAGCGAACGGGGAGCACACGGATCGTCGCGCGCCGGGACGATAGGAGGTTGAAGCGTTGCCAGACAAGATAGCCGAGCGCGTCATTCGGATGGTCCAAGCCGCCGCCCTTGTCCGGCAGGCTCGTATCTTCCTTGTACGTCTGCCCGGTCAGCGCCAATATAATAGCCTTCGCCCGCGGATGGATACGGAGGCGCCGACGGCCCGCGGTGTCGCGCAGCATTTCCTGCACGGCGTTGATGCGGTCCGGGATCAATGGTGCCTTGTGTGCCGCGTCGAGCAGGAACCCGTGGCGCCGCAGGATCGTGAAGTCCGTCTCCCCTGCGACGGCGCTCGTCTTCCGCGCGTTGCCGGAGGGATCAGGGCAGATGATGACGCGGCGGCCCGCATAGCGCGCGCGGAGTTCCGTCGCCATCTCCTCGGTGTTCGACGTCAGGATCTGCAGGGAGTCAATCACTTCCAGTTCGTCCGCCGCCTTCTGCCCGATGATCGCCGTCATGGGGTTGACGTTGAAGTCGAGGCCGACGAGTAGCTCGGCACCACGGTCCTCGATGCTCTCGTCAAGGTTCCCCGCCGGGTACGGCTTGCCGCTGAAGTTGGAATAGACGCGCCCTTGACCGCCAAAGAAGTAGCCGCCCAGCCAGACGTGCTCATAGAGCGCGGGATCGGCCAGCTCGAGCCGACGTGCCTCGTCCAGGACCACGGGGTCTACAAACGGGTTGTCAAGGTACGTGGAGTGGACATGGATACTGCCCGGTGGCTTGCCGCCAAAGAACACGTCTACGGGGTCCGTCATCTGGTCAGGGTTCCAACTGAACCAGATCTCCGACCCCGGCGCGCGGATTGTCGGCAGGAGGAGCATCATGGAACGGTCGCTGATGTTCTGCGCCTCCTCAACCCATGCGCGCCCGAACCCTTCGAGGGACTTGATGCTATCAGCGGTATGATCCTGCATCCCCTCGAAGATCATCAGGCCCGTGCCGCCCTTCCGCCGGATCTCCGACGCCTGGATGCTGAACAGGTGCTCCACGCCCAGCGCCCGGATCTTGGACTCGACCAAGAACTTGACGGACTCCCGCAGCGACCGCTGGACTTCGCGGATACAGACGAAGCGCAGGTTCGGGTCGCAGACCATCTCCTCGACCGCGGCATCGGCAAGGAAGTGGGACTTGCCGGAGGCTCGCCCCCCGCTCGCGCCCTTGTACCGTGCGGGGGCGAGCAACGGTTCCGCCCACGCGGGCGTCGGGATCGTCAGGTCAAGCGTCTGAGGCACCGGGGCGGATCAGCCGACGGGTCACGGTGATAGCGACGGGGCCGACGCCATCGGGACCAGCGATGCGCTCCACATAGAATCCGCTGACCTTGCCACGGGCGACCTCGGCGGAGTTGGCGGGCGCGAACTGCTTGGCGGCGATGGCCTTGTCGCGGATCTCCGCGAGCTTCTTGAGATGGCCTTCCAGCGTAACCTGTGCGTCTTCGAGGGCCGGGGCACGCGCTTTCGCGATACCTGCCGCTACGTCAACATCCTTCAACAGGCGTTGGCCGATTGATCCGGCGGTCTTGTGGCTAAACCCCGCACGGCGCGCGGCTTGCGTCGCGTTGCCGTCTTTCAGGTATTCAACAACGAACCGGCGCTTCCGTTCGGTCATCATGGTGTCATAATACTACCGTCTGGCGGAAAATCAAACATCGGGGTTCTCGCAGTCGAGGATGGCGTCGCGGAGGGCGTCAGCGTTCCGGGCCGCGGAGTCGAGGCTATTGGTCTGGAACTGGAGGATGCGGGGCTGCAAGTCTTCGGCAATGGGGCAGGTACCATTTGGGGCTAGAGGCCTGAATGCGGGCTCGGTGTACGTCAGGCGCCACGCAGGGTAGGGGCGCTCCCCGCCGTGCGTCACGATGGCCCCGGCGAGCCGCATGGCCCGTTGCGGGGTATCCGTGGCGACGGCGTACGTCCAGTAGTCGTGCCGCCAGCCATCAGGGACATACTGCGGGGTCAGCCAGGGGCATCCCGCGTGGGAATGGCGGTAGTAGCCAGCGGCCTCGGCGCGTTCACCTAAGAGGGCGTCGGCCATGTCGAGCTGGCGAAGTCCCTCCTCGGCGGTCAGGTCATTCATGCGCCCGTTGATGGAGTGGGCAAGATAGTGGCGCTGGTAGGTGGGGCTTTTGAGCGTGTCAGGGTTGATCCGGGGCTGGTCGGGTCGGAGCCGGTAGCCGAGGGAGAGGTAGGACCGGGCCGCCGCGGCAAGGGCTTCGTCATCCGTAACGAGCATCCCGCCTTCGCCGGTGCTGAGGATCTTGCTGGCTTGGAAACTGTAGGAGGTGAAGGCGCCCGTTGTATGTTTCGCAAGCGTTTGCGCGGAATCATAGACCGTACAGTCATCGAATCCGGCGCCGACGCATGTGTGTTGTTCCTTCGGCCCCGACGCACCACAGCCGAAGATAAACATTCCCGTAGCGCGACCAACGAGCCCGTACAGATCAACCGGGAGGTGGTAGTTGATGCCGTGCGGAATCTTGCTCGACATAACCCACTCATCTGGCGTTACATCCACAAACACTGGCACCGCCCCCACATTCAGCACGGCGATGGTCGTCGCCGCCATCGTCAGCGGCGGGACAGCTACGCGGTCGCCGGACTTGACGCCGAGTGCGTGCAGTGCGCCCTGCAGGGTGACCGTGCCGTTGGCGCAGGCGATGGCGTACTTCCCCCCAACATAGGCGGCAAACTCACGCTCGAACGTGGCGACGGTTGATCCGTTCTTCATCGGTACTGCAGGC